AATGAGCCATTCATTCGCATCATTTGCTCTTCATCTACATTCTTGTGAGACAAGCGCAACATAATGCCAAATAGCTCTTTCATGCCATCTGCTAAGTTACGCACCATAACTTCAACTTGCCCAGCCGCAGCTTGCACAGTCGCTTGCACAGCGGCTTTAGTTGTAGATTGCATTGCATCTGGGTCTAATCCCATAGAAGCCCGTGAGACGCCTGTTTTACTCTCCACAAGCCCATCTAGGTAAGTTAATGCACCTAATGTCTGACCAGCAGTAAATGGGACTGACAAGTCTTGCACTGAACCAGCTTGGCGCATTCTTACGATTGCACCAATCTCGTTATTTAACACATCATCAATATTTACAGCACCTTCAACTATGCCAATGCGTGGGTTATTTGTCATTGCTACGTTGTCTAATATTGAACGCAATATTGACGTTGCTGCATCCTGGTCATCCATAACTATTTCAGCCAATGAACGCCCGTAAAATGTATGTGGTTCAGGATCAATCTCAAACTTAGCAAAAGGCAATTCATCACATGGCTCAAAGTCTAGCAACTCATATGCAGTACCACCACAAGTAAGCTTATGTAAAACAGGTACGCCAGTGCCATCTACATCAATACGCATGTAAGCTTCTGTTACAGTCACATTCTTCATTGATGGGTCTTGCTCATCCTCATCAGATGTATCTATGTCATATCCACGGCGCTCAAAGACTTCAGCTTCAGTCATCTCTGAACCATTTTCCATGCTATTTAAATTAAGCACAACTTCAGGATCGTAGCCCATTGCAATTAAATCACCAGCACGCATGTCTGTCCTATGTGCCACCAAGTAAGCATCTTTTAAGTTACGTGCATCACGGTTTACGAAAAACTCTTCAGGTGGAACGCTTTCAATGCATAGTTCGCCTTTTTCTTGCTGGCGGCTAATTTTAACGCTGTGCGATGGTGTCTCTATATCCATGCCCATCTCATCCATTGAGATGCTCATTTCTGTAGTTTGCTCTAGCACGCTTACTTCATCATCATCTGTAAGATATGCCAATTCATCATCAGATAAATCTGTGAACGTGTATATCTCGGCTTCTGGATATGTCATCCAGTACGCCTTTACGATACCTTGCTTTTTCACAAGTGCATCTTGGAAAGCATCATTAATAACACGGTATCCGTTTAAACGTGTAAATTCGTGATGCATAAATTCAGTAGCTTGTTCTGCCATTGCTACATCTTCTGGGCCACGCGGAACAAAATCAACTGGTTTTGCTGTGCTTAGAAATATACGCATTAAGCTTGGCTTTACAGCACGTACGGTATCACGTACTTTTGTAGCTACAACTTTGCTTCTGCCATCCTCATAGCCAAGGTCAACTTCACCATCATAGTATCGCTGTGCCTTAATGCGATCTTGGCTTATTTCGCTTTCAACAAAGTCTACTGCGCTTGATATTGCGTCTTGGACTATGCCTTCAACTTCTCTACGTGACTTTGGTTTTAATTCCATTTTATCTACCTTCATTCAGAAAATTTGCTGATGCATCTGATGCAGACGGTGTAACACCACCATACATTATCAATGATATTTGTTGAGCTAAAAACCTGTTTTGCGCGTCTGTTAGGTTTTGACCCTTCATAGCATTAGACATTAAATTTAAAGCTGCTTGTGCAGATTTACCCTTTTTCTCTGTTAATGCTCTAGCTACATCTTCAAAAACTTTTTGCTTTTGGCTTTCGGTAAACTCATCAGTCTGCCCTGATATTGCTTGTATAACTTTTTGTGATACTTGCAATGGTTCGCCTCTAGCAGCAGTTCCAATTATACCAGGTTTAATAATTTCTTCTACAGTTTCACGAATTGCTGTTCTTTGTGCTGTTTTTGAATTAACTGCCATAGACGCTTTTACTACCGCAGATTGTGCAGCCTCATCTATCTGGCCTAATAATACATCCGCTTCAGTTCCTAATAATGCTTTTATTTTACTTCTTGAATTACCAGAGCTTAAATCAGTCACAACCTTTATAACTTGTCTGGCGTCAATAGCTTCTGCTGTTGGGTCAGATGCAATAGCTTTTACATTTCCAATAGCTGTTTCTATATAATTTCTTAATCCTGATTTAGCTGCATTAACTTGAGATGCTGACACATTCTCGCCAAATTCGCTTAATACATCTTCAAGCTGTGTATTTGCTTTTAGTAAATCTGCGCCTAATTTAAACGCACGCTCTTCAGCTATTTTATCGCCACCAATTGTAACTGCATTTCCATATACGGGTACAGCGTCAGAAAGAGCATTGCGTAAATCTGTAGCTAAATTATTATAATTAGCGCCCTTGCCTGTTAATCTGCCAAATTCATCAACATTTTCGTATGCTATAGATTGTAAAGATTTTTTCAGTTGGTCTAGCTGCATGACATTTGGCAACTCACTAAACATAATTTTACCATTATCTCCAACAATAATTTTTATTTGTTTATTTGCTGGCATACCGCTTATTTGTATAGATTCATTTGCATCAGCTATTGCTTTTGATAAAACATTATCAGGTGTCCTATCTAAAACTTTAAAAATGTTATTTCCTTTAGCTGAACTATAATCAATCGGAGAATTGTATGCTTTACCATATAAATCAGATCTTTGTTCTTTGGTTCTATTAGCGATATTTTCCACAGCAGTTTTAGGACCGAGTGGCGCTTCACCTAACACCTCATTAAATGTAGCATCTAAATTTTTGCCAGTTGTAGCCATACGCTCATCAATTGCAGTTCTAGCAATTCCTGATGCTTTACCACCACTTGCCGCTGAAGCGTCTAACAAAGACTGTGCAGCTATACCAGCATCAGCAAGCATTCCTTCATCACCAGCTTTCTTGATAGATGCTAAAGCGCTATCTATATCTCCGCCAGTTTGAAATGCAGTCTTGATAATTTTAGCTGCATCTTTAGATATATTTAAACCTTTGGATATTATGCTTAAATCAGATTGCTTGACATAATCTGCTAGGTTCTTAACACCCTTTCCAACTATAGGTGCAGCCGCACCAAATATTCCGCCAGCTCCAGCGCCAAACGCTGCGCCTTGTTTTGCACTTTCAATTCGCTCTTGCGTTGTTGATCCGTCACCATATCCAGATACAGCGCCCTCTACTGTTCCTAGACCAGCGCCAGTTGCTATACCGCGTGTAATTGTAGGAATAGTTGTGGAAGTTAAAGGCCCAGCAAGCATCGTTGTAGCTTTGGCTGGTAAAGCCGCCAACATAGCCGCAGAGTTAATCACACCACTGCCTAGACCTATTGCTAAATTTTCTTTTGGGCGCTCACTTGCCATAGCTGATTGAGCTGCTCGTGTTGCAATAGCCGCCTGCTCACCAAAAGTTTGACCCATAACCTCATCGGTGTATTTGCCCACAAATGGAGTTTGACCAAGATACGCCGCAGCTCTTGATGCTAATGGGTATTTATCAAGTATGCCTTGGTAAAAGCTAGATTTAGATGCTTGGCCTGCGTCTGTTTTACCTTCAAGTATGGCGCTTATTCTTTCTTGATTAGACGTAGAATATGATGGGCTAACTAAGTATCTCTTGCCATCATTCTGCTCAAATATACGGACATTACCATCCATCTTTTTAATAATGCGCGGTAATTTCTTATAATTAGATTTTGCTTTTTCTAATGCCTCTTCTTGGTTAGACGCAGAAACCTCAACCTCGTAACCATCGGGTGTCATTATTTGAAATTTATCCATATTATATTTATCCCGCTGGTATTTGATTAGTTACAGAAAACCCACTGTTGCTGCCGTTGGTTTGCCCATTATTAATAGTAGGCTTAGATTCTAAAGCTTTGATTTTCGGAGCTACTAATATTTTCATTTGGTTTTCAAGGTTTTGTATTGAAGCTTTAAATCTTTCTTCGGCAGTTCCACCACCTAAAGCTTGTGTTAAATAGTTTTTAGGATCTGTAGTATCAAACACTAAAGCGTTTAGTAAATCCATGTCAGGCCCAGCAAGAACGCCTAACTCAAATAAATCTTTCATTTGTAATTGTAAATTAGTTCGAGCAGATTGCAATAAGTCTCTTTGCGTGCCTGGCATTACACCTATGCCGCCCTTATCTACCATATCCTTATAAGCACCTATAGAATTTTTTATTGAATCATAAGACATTAATTGAGCTTGAGCTTTGGTCTTATTTGTACTTGTTAAAGCTTCTGACATCTCAACTTTTTGTGTTGGATAAAATTTACCACTGCT